TTCGCCCTCACCTGGCTGCTGATCGTGCCAGCGGTGTTGGTGACGGTGGAGCTGCCGGCGTCCCAGCACCAAGCCGCGAAGCTGTTGGTGCTCAGGTTTACCTGCCCCAACGTTCCGAGCGTAAAGCCGTTGCTGTTGAACGCTGTCAGGCCGCCGTCGGTGGCTACTTCTGCATCGGTGGTGTTCGACTCCAGCCGCGCCTGAGCACCGCGCACGGTGTCGTAAAGAGCATGGTCGGCAGTGTTTGAGCGGTTCTTGATCCACACCAGATCAGGGCTGAACCCCAGCGAACTGGTCGGTGTCAGCGTGGCACCCGTGCCTGTGTAAGTGACCACATCCATCGCCGTTGCCCCGTTCAGGATCGTCGGCGTCGGCAGGTTCGTGCTACACAGTGCCTTGTAGCCGCTGGGGGCGGTGTAGGCGAAGGGGCGTTGACCGAAGTTGGCGGCGTAAGAACTTGCGGCTGAGGTATTTGCGTCTGCATAGGCGGGGAAAAAAGTGCCCGTCAGACCCGAATAAGCTGCTCCAGTTCCTCCTGTAGGGCTGCCACTATTTTGCCAAGTGCCGTTTTTTGAGAAATAAATTTTGCCGTTATCAAGATCCAGTGCAATACCGATTACGTCACCGATCGCATAGGTGCTACCATACACAGATGCAGCAGAATTGTTATATGTATCGCCGGTTAAACTATAGTAGCCGTAGCTAGAGGCCTCGCTTCCGATATAATTTGCCAGGGACGAGCTTGCTGTTGCAATTCCAAACAGTGCAGTACCTCCACTTGCAAAAATCGTCTCCCAGTACCACTTCCCACTGGAAACGCCGATGGTTCCGAGTGCAACAGCATAGCCTCCTACTGTTGACCAAGTTGCCTCAAGATTTCCGTTTGCAAAGGTAATCTGTGTGCTATTGGCACCTCCTACAACGGGATTCAGCGTGCAGTAATTCCCCCGCACCTCCCCGCCAGCACCCGTGTCGTTGCCGTAGTTGGTAGGAGAGTCCACCAGCGAGTCGATGTCACTTCTGGTGTCAACGTTGTCGAGGACGACTCCGTTGACCTCTATGGCATAGAGGTAAAGACGCCTGGCCGTCCCGCTGGTTGTAAAAAACTCAATGTAGCGAGGTGATCCGCTTACTGGCACAGTGCGCCAGCTAGCGCCGCTACCAGTAAACGCAACAGTTGTCCCTGCGATAACGGTCTTGCTCGCATCAAGCAATCTTGCCGAATAGTCAACGTACCCAGTAATGCCTTCACAGTAGATGCGAACGGAGGTGACAGTTGTGAAGTCGCGCAGGTCGAATCGTGCCTGCATCACGTTCCCAGCGAGGTACTCGTCCCCGGTCCAGTAGACTCCGGTGGCCAGGCTTCCGTCGTGAACAGGGAATGTCGAGCCAGAATAGTGCAGGTCTGCAGTAGCCGGCAGAATGTCGATCCAGTAAGGCGTGCCGCCGTTTGGAATGGTGCCACTCGATGCGGTGGCTGTCGCTTCGGTGGCGTAAACCCTAGGCGCAAAGCCAGTGACTGCAAAGTTGTTCGGTGTCCAGTTATTCGACCCCGCCGCATCCTTGCCAAGCGTGGTGGCTGTGGTGCTGGAATTGTCGGCAAAGGTCAGCTGAAACCCGTTGGTGCCGTAGGTGCCGGTGTACGCCTTAGGATTCCACGCGCCTGTCGTGGCGTCGAACTCCCCAAAGCTGCTGGCTGCCAACGACTGTCCATCGACAAAATTAACCTCAGCCAGGTAGAAATTGGCGTAGGCCGGAGTAAAGCTCTGGCCGATGTAGTGCGCGTTGGCTGCGTTGACCTGCAGCTGCAGGTTCTGCGTTGGGGCGTTATTGGTGGCGAAGGTGGTCACCTGCCTGCCGTTCACCCACAGCTTCACCCGGTCCGCTGCCGTCGCCAGCGTCGTGTCCGCCGCCAGTGCGACGTGCATCCACGCACCGGGGTCGCGGTAGACCGCAGCGGTCACCCGGAACTGAGTGGTCACGCCGGCCACCTCGTTCTCAACCACCAGCCGGTTACTGGTGTCGAACGCCAGGCGGGTGCTGTTGCTGGCGTCGGTGCCACCTGTGAACAGGGTCTGCCCGTTCTCACCGAAAGCGGTCCGCTTCACCCAGCAGCTGAACGTCCAGGTGGTCCGGTTGCTGGCTGTGCCGACGGTACGGCTGAGCGATGCACTGTCTGCTCGGTTGAACCGCAGCGACCGACTGATCTGATAGCCATCAGCAGCAGCACCCAGAAGAAGCGAGTTGTTAAGTGCGCTCATTTCACATCCGAGATCAGGCGAGCTGTGATGCGGGTGGCTGACTCGACGTAGTAAGCGATCACGTCCACCGCGTTCGCAGTCGTGGTCAGTGTAGGGGCAGTGCCTCCCGGGAACTTCCAGTTGGCCCCATACGCCAGCGTCCGCGAGCCTGTGGCGTCTTGCGTCACGACGATCGTGCCGGACTGGCCTGCAGTCTGGTTCGTGGGGTTGGCCAGAGTACGGTTGCCTGCCAGGGTGACGGAGAAGTTGTTGCCTCCGGCAAAGTCCGGCGTGATCGTTGCGCCGTCTGTTAGCGCGACCACGGCGCCCCGCTGGGCAGCGGTGAAGGTCTGGGCGGCGTTCAGGTAGGCGCCGTTCGTGACCGTGGCGGCGTTGCCGGTGATGCTGATGCCCCAGGTGCCGCTGTTGTAGAGAACCTCAAGCCACGTCATCGACGTGGTGTTCAGGGTGTCGGTTGTCTTGAAGTTCGTCTTCCACAGCTCGCCACCATTGACGGTGCCCGAGTCAATCGCAACCGTGGCGCCGCCAACCTCGCTCGACGAGTCCGCGTCCGTCGCACGGGTCAGTGTCCAGGCAGCCGCGCCGCTGCCGACGTTCGTGACGGTGTAGATGCCGTTCTGCAGGGCCGAGGCCTGGTCCTTGACCAGCACGCGGTCGTTGAGAGCAAGGGCAATGCCGTCGATCGAAAGCGCGGCAAGTGTGCCGGTGTTGGTGAGCACGTTGGCCGCAAAGCTCGCGGTCAGCGCGGCGGTGGTGGCAACGCGGACGGACCTCTTGAAGGCAGCGTCGGGGATGTCCGACATCTGCAGCGTCGTCCATGTCGGGGCGGAGGTGCCTGCAGACTTGAGGAACTGACCTGCGGTGCCCGCCGTGACGTGGGCGGTCGTGTTGGCGGCAGTCTGGTAGGGGATGGTGCCGGCTGAGCCGCCTGTGACGTTCCGGGCGTCGCTCAGGCGGCTGTCGTTGCCGACGCAAGCCGTGCTGGCGGTGGTGCCATAGCTGACAGCAGCAGTGATCGCCGCCGAGCCGTTGTACGAGGTGCCCGTCAGGCCGGTGCCGAGCGTGAGCGTGCTCAGCGTGCCGCCCAGGGCCACGCCGCTGATCGTGCTGTTCGCCAGCTTGGCGTTGGCGATGCTGCCCGCCAGCATCGTGTTGGTAACGGTGCTGGTGTCGCCCGTGGTGATGATCGTGCCGCTGACGTCAGGCGCCGTCAGGGTGCGCGATGCGGTCAGGGTGCCAGGAACGATCTCCACGTTCAGCGACGTGGTGCCGCCGGCCCGGCCCCGCAGCAGGATGCCGTCCTGGGTGGCCGCCTGGCGGAAGATCTGGCCGGTGGCGTTGGTGAAGGTGTTGGCGCCGGTGAAGGCGTTGTTGCTTGCGGTGCCGATGCCGTCCGTGATGCCGTAGCCGGACAGGGTGGTTGGCTTGCTGGCGATGTTGGCGAACGTGTAGCCCGTGCAGTTCGTCAGCGTGCCCGAGGTGGGTGTGCCCAGGAGCGGCGTAACCAGCGTCGGGCTGGTTGCCAGCACCACACTGCCCGAGCCAGTGGTGGTGTTGCTGCTCGCGGCTGTCAGGCGACCCTTGGCGTCAACGGTGAAGTTGCCGATGGTGTAGCTGGCCGCGGTGACGGCCGTGTTCGGCAGGTCGTGGACGTGGTCGGCCCTGGCGTAGCTGGTGGAGGTGCCGATCGCAGCGGTGCCGACGTTGCCCGGCGTGGTGCTGCTGGCGAGGCTGGTGTCCACCACCTGGTAGAACGTCGCAGCTGTAGTGCCGAGCGTGTCAGTGCTCTTCAGGTCGGTGTCAAAGACTTTGCCGCCATTGACGGTGCCGGAATCGACGTTGACGAAGGCACCAGCCAGCTCGCTGATGGCGTCTGCATCAACCGATCGTGCCCAGGCGCCCGCCGCGACCACGTAGATGCCGTTCTGGGAGGCGGTTGTCTGGTCCTTCACCAGCACGCGGTCGCCAGCCACCAGAGTGACGCCGTCGATCGACTGGACGCCACTCAGGGTGATGTTCGCGGTCGTAGCGGCGCGGACCGAGCGCTTTGTCCAGGCGTCCGGCAGCTTCTCCAGCGTCAGATCCGGGATGTCGGCTGCTGCCAGGGTGGCGCCAACGGTGGTGCGACCCTTGCTGTCCACCGTCACCTTCGTGTAGGTGCCGGCCGTGACGCCGCTGTTTGCAAGGGTGGCGGCGAAGCTGAGGTCAGCCGAACCGTTGAAGGTGCCAGAGGTGCCGGTGACGTCACCGGTCAGCGAGATCGTGCGCCCGGTCTGGAGCGTGCTGGCGGTCGAAGCGTTACCCGTGAGCGCGGCTGTGATGGTGCCGGCGGTGAAGTTGCCGCTGGCGTCGCGGGCCACAATCGCGCTCGCGGTGTTCGCACTGGTGGCCGTGGTGGCGCTGTTGCTGACCTTGCCCGCGGTGCTGATGGTGGCAAGCTTCGTGTCGGCAATGGCCGCCGAGGCGTTGATGTCCGCGTTGACGATCGTGCCGTCCGCGATCATCGTGCTCGTCACCGTGCCCGTGTCACCGGTGGTGATCACCGTGCCCGTAATGTTGGGCAGCGTGATCGTCCGGTCCGCAGTCGGATTGACCACAGCCACGGTGGTCTCAAAGCCGTCATCGGTAGAACCCTCGAAGACAAGGCTGCCGGTGCTGCCGATCTCAAGGGCGCCGGTGACGATGCCGCCAGCCTTGGCAAGCTTCTCGTCGTCCAGCTCCTGAAGTGCGACCTGAACGTTGTTGGCTGCGAGGTTGCCGTAAGGCGTGAAGTCGATATTCGCCGCAATCTGACCGGCGATGGCGTTAGACACGTCCACCAGGTCGTAGGTGGCACCGTTCGACACGATCATGTCCGGCGGCGCCAGCGCTACCACCGGAGCGGGCGCCACGCCAGTACCAGAGTCGGAGACGACGACGTAGTAGCGGCTGTTTGTTGCAGACGCGGCTGGCAGCACAGCGCCAACAACAAAGCCTGCCGCCGATCCCTGTGTCGTGACCGACTTCATCCGGTTGGTTCCGGCGTTGTAGGTGCCGGCGTAAACCAGGTCACCGGAGATGACGGTGATCGGCTTCCAGGTGTTGCCGTCGTAGAGGTAGAGGTCGCCGTTGCTGGCGTCGAAGAACTGCTGGCCGGTGAACTCCGGGGTCGGGAACGTGACGATGCCGGTGGTACTGCCGGCGCCGCCAAACTTCACCGTGGAGTAGTCGGCCAGCTTGGCGCCAGTGATCGACTTTGTGGCGATCACATCGGCGCTGAGAGTGCCGCTTGTGAGCTTGGCTGCCGAGTGGTTCGGGATGTCTGCTTCAACGAGCGACTGGCCGCCGGTGACGTGGCCTTGCGCGTTGTAGGTGATCTTCGGGAACGTGCCCGGCGCAACGCTGCTGGAGTGGTTGAGCTGACCATCCACCGCCACGCTCAGGCCGGTGCCGGGATAGATCGCACCAACGCTGGCAGCACCCGCCAGGGGCAGGTCGCCAGACTGGATGGTGCGGCCCGCCGATATGAGGCCTTTGGAGGTGTACTGAACCAGGTGATAGGTCGCCGCGTTGGCCGTGACCGTGTTGGCGATCTGGATGGTGTCGCCAGTCATCGACAGGCCGTTACCGTTCACCTGCACGGCACCCTTGGCGCCCGTGGTGGCAGTCGGTAGGTCGCCGGCCGCGATCGTGCGGTAGCTGACCGCGCCAGCAGCAGCCGTGGGGCCGGCAAGGAACTGAGCAGCAGCGCTGGTGTTGTCCAGCGTGGTGTCGATCGTGACGGTGTCGCCAACGGTGGAGACCGTCACGTTCACGATGCCGGCCGAGCCGCCGACGACGGTGTTGATCGAGCCGGCGGCTTTGATTGACTGCCAAGAAGAGCCGTTCCAGCAGTAGACCTTCAGGTCATCGGTATCGAGCGCCAGCTGGCCGGTGAACGCGCCTGAGGCCGGCAGCGTGGTAACCAGGTCAACGGTGGACTCGTTGCCGAGCTTGGCGGCCGTCACCGCGTCATCGGCTAACTGAGTGGTGCCAACCGCGCCAGTAACGATGGCCGATCCAGGCACCTGACCGGCGCCGAACAGGATCTTTGCGCCGGGGATACTTGCGTCGGCGATCAGCGTTACAGCCTTCCCAGTGAAGTCAGTGACGGTGATCTTCTTCGTCTCACTGGCCGAGACATCTACGACCGGCAGCAGGTCGCCAGACGCGAGATCCGCGCTGGCTAGTGCGGCGAGTTCTGAAATCTTCAGGTCAGCCATCGCGCGCTTCCTGCCTTGCTGGGTTGGACCGTTAGGGTGAGTTTAGCGCCGCCGTCGCTGGTGCTCACGACGGATCGTCCTGCATCAGGCTGGCAGTGGCGTCCTGATCAAGCCTGATCTGGCCGCTATTCTCCTGGAGAATCCGGCTCATCGCGCCAGTTTCAATCTTCAGCTTGACAGGGCCTGTAGTGATGAAATCGGCCGTCATTTCGACGATTGTGCCGGGCAGAAACTGAACGGCAGAAGCGGTGATGACGCCGCTGATGTTGTAGTAAACCTGATCGTTGGTCTCGCCTGCCACGCCTCCAGGGTTGTAGCCGGCGACCTTTAGGAATAGCTGAGCATCGAACTCACTGCCGACCTCGGTGCGCAGCGCCAGTTGGAGCAGGTACTGGGCAGCCTCGTATTCGCCGCCACCACAGCAGTCCTTGTAGTCCCACTGGCAGCTGATGCGGCCGGAGCCCGACATCAGTGAGGACCACTGCGACCGAAACTGATCCGAGAGCGCCGTGATGTCGATCGCCTCGCGCTGGGTGTTCAGCTCGTAGCCGGTGATAGCACCCAGGATCCGGGAAGTGGCATTGGCAATGACGACCCTGATTGGAATGTTCGTAGCGATAGCGTCCAGCGCAATGGCGTTTGCGCTGAGCCCGTTCACGGCGTTGGCGAAGCTGGAGTAGAGCCTGACGCCGCCAATCTCATCGACGTTGACGTACCACTTGCCGTTGGATTGCTTCGTCGCGTTTGACCAGCCAGTTGTGCTTACCCATGCCAGGGTTGCCCCGTTTGTGCTGGTGATCTCGATCTGGTCGCCGGTGATTAAGAAATTGGGGTCAAAGTCAAACGAAAACCGCTTCCGCGTGGCGTTGACGTCAGAAGGGTTCACGACAGACTCAAGGGCGCCCTGGTTGGACTTGCGCTTCAGCGCAACCCTGCCGAACGTGCCGAGGTAGACAGCCATCAGACGCTCGCCGTAGTGAGGGCGCCAGTTGCCTGGAAGGCGATCTGCGCTGAGACGATCTCGCCCACCGCTGCCCCGATGTTGGCGCTAGTGATGTAGGCGCTAAGCGTGATGTCGTTCAGGTCGCTGCCGTCCGCCAGGCGCAGGGTGAGTGCCACGGTGTCGCCATCGCTGACGCCAGACTCGCCCGTCTTCACCAGCTTCGTGAGCAGCTTGCTCGCGTCGATGCTGCTGTCGTCGGCTTTGTAGTAGATCAGGTTGGCCGAGCCCGTGAATGACTGCACGCCAGGCGTGAAAGTCCGCACGGCGTCTCCGACGCTGGTGGTCTCCAGCAGCTCCAGATCGGCCTGCAGCTGCCAGCTGGTTACCTTGACCAGTCCAACGCCAGCGAGCAGCAGGCGGCCGTCGCGTCCGGTGTAAGCCTTTGCCATCGCTCAGCCTCCTGTGGTCAGTCTAGAGAACGCCGACCAGCCGGACCCGGATGTTGCTGCGCCCTGGTCGGACGCTGCTGATCGAGGGCGGCTCGGCGTAGCGCCACTGATTGCCGGTGGTGCTGGCCGTGAGTGAGCTGGCGGCGCCTTGCCAGCCAGTGGTTACTGCGCTGGGCAGCGCGAACGTGTCGTAGGTGCCCTTGACCTCATCAAAGTGCGTCACGAAGCCATCGGCCACGGTGTCCGGTGCGTTGTCGTAGCCCAGGTTGATCTCCATGCCGGTCCTCTTGCTGCCGTAGAGGATGCGAACCTCGGCGCCGGACTGCGCCTTGAAAGTCTTGACGGGGTAGGTCCCAGCATTGAACTCGCGCGAGCTGGGAGTAGCAGTAGGAAACGGCATCACTCAGCACCCTCGCCAATGATCTCAAAGGTAGACCCGGAGATCACGTCGGCGGCGATCAGGCTGCGCGATTGCGAGTCCACTGGGAAGTTGCTGGCTTTGATCGTGACGATGCCGTCTTCGTTCAGCTCGATTGCTTCGACCTGATAGACCTGATTTGTGACCTGGGCATTTTTGACTGAGAACACGGTGCCGCGCAAGTTCTGCGCCACACCACCGGAGATCACCAGGGTTCCCTCGCTTGTCACGGTCTGCGTGCGGTCCCAGTAGAAGACGGAGTAGCTGCCATCTGCCAGGGGGCTCACGCTCACCACAACGCCAGCGTCGGTCACGATGCCGTTGTTGGTGGGGCTGTAGGGGCTCTCCTCCACCGCCACCATGATGAAGTCGCCAGGGGCCAGCGACAGGCCAAACGGCAGGGTCTGGAAGCTGACCGTATGGGTGACGTGCTTGCGGATGGCGAGAAAGTATTTCGCCGCCTTGATCGCGTGCTCGCGGCTGGTGATGTGGGGCAGGTTGAACTCTTCAATGGGCAAAGCGTCGGCACCGGCTCCGGCGTAGCGCACTACTGCAGTCTCGGGCTGGGGCAGCTTGTTAAGCGGAGCCCGGCGGTAGATGACCGCAGCCTGGAAGGACTTGCGTTCCTCCAGCTCCAACCACTCGATGGCCAGGCTGCCCTCGATGATGTTGCCATCGGTGAACATGGCGCTGATCTTGGGCGCCACGTTGTCGATCACGCCGGCGGTGTTGACCGGCAGGGCTGGATTGACACTGAGCTTGCCGTTCTTGATCGCCACGAAGCACAGCATCGAGGGGCATTTCTCCGCGAGCCAGCTGCGCAGGTTGATTGCGTCCGCGATCACGTCATCAAAGAACAGGCCGTTCGCACGCAGGTAGCGGCCGGTAGCGGCCAGCTGGTCGCGATCCAGCAGGGACGGGGAAATGAGACTGCCCGCCCCGGTGTCGGTGTTCGTCGCCAGATACCACACCAGGTCCGTGAACAGGTTGCTGGGCCCGGTGCCGCCATCGGTCAGTAGCTCCACCTCCAAGCCGTTGCGCATGTAGCAGCGCAGCTGATCGAGGCTGGTGAAGTTGTTGCCTGACTGCAGCTTGAGGCCCACCATGGCGCAGCCGTCGTATTCGACCAGGCGGTCCTCGGCCAGGCTCTCGTTGACATAGACGACCTCATGCTCCGGGTTGCTGTCGCAGCTGCGATTGATGATGTCGCCGTAGTGGGAGACCTCTGCGATGGCGCTGTAGGTCTCCCAGACGCGGGTCTCCGATTTGGGCTTGTCGAACTCGACGTAAACGGTGGGGCCGAAGGCTTCGTACTCAAAGCGCCACTGCTCGCTGAAGCCGTCCCTGGCGTACTTGAAGAATGTGGTGCCACTGGGCCAGGTGCCGGTGAGCGATGCCACCTCGGTCTTGATCACCTCCCACCACATGTTCCGAGGGGTGCCGTCAATAGTCTCCTTTCGTGCCCTCAGGGTCACGTTCATGGAGATGGTGCGGGTCGGGGCATCGCGGTCGTAGTTCCAGCCGGTGAGGACGTGCGTGTACCCCTCGGGCAGGTTGTTGAAGTAGGGGTCGAGACTGGCCGCGATCGACATGATGTTGCTGATCTTGCGCCAGTCGCCGGCCCGGTTGTCCACGTTGGAGTAGATCCCGCGCAGGTAGACAGGGCCGCCAGCGGCGACAGTATCGGCCGGGCGCCACTCGCCGTAGACCAGGTTGTTCAGTAGCTCGGGTTTCGCCACCATCTGGTGGTGCGTGAACACGTCCCGGGGCTTGATGAACTTGCCCCGGCCGCCCACTGTGAACGTGCCCATGTAGGTGTCGAAGGACGACTCCTGATAGGGCGTGATGGCACCGTTCAGCTCAAACACGGTGTCCTCGCCGCCGCTCTGCTGCGCGAAGACGGCGCTGTTGAACGGGCGCAGCCGGAACTCAAACATCCCTTTTGCGGGGTGCCGGACGCGGATAAAGCTGAAGATGTCCTGTGGCACACTGCCCGTCACCGCGAACAGCGTCAGGTTCACGAAGCCTTCGTTCTTGTTGTAGTCCCGATAGGGCTCACTGTTCGCCGGGCGTACGTCGAGGGCGAAGAATGACGTGCGGCGGCCGTAACTGGTGTTTTTGCCCTCGCGGACCTGGATGTCCTTCTTGTTGTACTGGGACAGCTCGTAGGGGCTTGGGACGCTATTGAAGTTGGTGATGCCATTGAACCGCGTCCAGACCTGCGACTTGATGCCAAGCTCGGTTACATCACACGGGCGCGTGTTGCGGATGTTGGCGAACTCGACGCTAAGGATGGGATACCAGGTCTCGTCAACGTCAGACCCGTAAGCGATCGCCTTCTGTTCTTCGATCAACTTGCGCGAGACGATGCCGATCTTGTCCTGCGCTGTGCTCCACGTCTCAACGCACTTCAGCTTGACGACCACCTGTTCCTCGCCAGGGTTAAAGGCCCGGTTGGGACGTTCGATCACCTGCCAGACAGTGCGGCCAATCATGAACATCGAGCCCACAGCCAGCTGGCGGTCAAACTGCACAGCCTCGGCATCAGTGGCTGAGCGCACGTCGTCTAAGCGCACCTTCGTGGCGGTTCCAAACGCCTCAAAAGGCTCAACCTTCTGCCGGCCGTAGCCGACGTAGATCTCAATGATGTCGCCCTTCGTTACGCGGCGTTCTTCCGTTACATCGCCAATCCACCTCTCGTAGCCGTAGGTGTCTTTGCCGCTCACGGGATCGGGAATTGTGTAGCCGTTGTGCGAGACCACGCCGACGTGTCGGCCGTAGTTGCGGCCGGTGCCAGGCATCCCAGACTCAACCCTGGAAACCGACGACCTGCCTCCGCCGTACCGCTGGGAGTCACGCAGGTAGGGGTCCACAAACTTTTTCTGGTTCGTGGTCTGCTGGTCCCGGCTGTCGCTGTCCTGACTGTTGAGAACCGGGATGATCTCCCAGTTCGGCCGGTAGGGCGTGCCGTTGGGGATGCCGGCGTAGACGCCAAAGCGCGACTGGTTGCTGGGGGTGAAGGCACCACAAAAGCCATTGTCGTTGACGCCGACGCTGGTGGGGCAGGTGAAAGCGTCCTCGGTGTAGGGCGGGGCCGCAGGGATGCCGAGCGTGCCGTAGCGCAGGTTTGCGCCCCTGAGCCGGCTGTTTGGGCCGGTGACCTCATAGCCGCCGTTCCAGTAGAACTGGAACTTGTCATCGAAGATGCCATCCAGGGCATTGTTGCCCAGAAACAGGCCAGCACGGTCGGGCTTGGCCATGGAGCCCTGGCCGGCGACCGCGATCATCTCCAAGACCTGGAAGCTGCCCCAGCTCTTGAGACGTGACCACACCAGCGACGGCGAGATCACCAGGCCACCGGTGCTGTAGCCCTCGGGCTGGTCTTCGCGCTTCGTGAACGCGATCGGGACGACGTTGCCGTAACTGGCCAGGTCCTGGATCGACTCGAAGCCCTGGGTGGGCGAGTAGTTGGCCAGACCTTGGATGCTGCCCAGCTGCTTCTGCCTCGGACTCCTTGCGCTGTCGAGCTTCGGCTTGGGGGTCAGCAGGTAGGACGCAGCCGAGAGGGCAACGCCAATGACCAGGCTGATAACGATCGAGACCACATCCATGCGGATGTCCAGGATGTGCTCGTAGCCAGCCGGCCGAGCGTAGGCACGGCGTTCAATCTGCTGGACGAACTCCCTGTACTCTTCCTCGGTGCAGCCGAGTGCTTCGATCAGCTGCTTCTCGTACGGAAGCAGGGGCATGGTGGAAACATGGCGGTAGGGCACCATGCGACCTTCTGCAGATGACGGTTGATGTAGAGGAGACCGTTCTGCCATGTCACCGCGAACGCTGCCGCCTCCTGTGGGAGGAGCGCCACGTCGCCATCATAGACGGGCTGCGGGATCCGCTCACCCCAACGCAACAGGTCTCGGGCGATCGTGATCCGACTTGCAGAGTACCAGTCGGGCCTGAACTGCGGCGTGGGGATCCCAAGCCGCCCGAGAACGACGTAAACCAGGTG